CGCTGGAAAGAGGATGGCTGGCGCGGCTTGCAAATGACGGCCATCGGCGTGGACGTGGCGCAGGGCGGCGACGACCAGTCGGTGCTGGCCCCGCGCTACGGAACGTGGTTCGCGCCGCTGGTGATGAAGCCGGGCGTGGAAACCCCGGACACGCCGGCAATGGTCGGGTTCATTGTGGCGCATCAGCGCGACGGTGCAGGGCTCGTTATCGACATCGGTGGCGGCTACGGTGTCGGGCCGGCGCAATTCATGAAGGACAACGGTGCGGCGGTCATATCCTTCGACGGTTCGAAGCCGTCGATGAAGGTGGTTCAGGGATCGACGCTCGGCTTCTACAACAAGCGGGCGGAGGCGTTATGGCGGTTGCGCGAGGCGCTGGACCCTGGACAGGAAGGCGGGTCACCGATTGCGTTGCCGCCGGACCCGGCGATGGTCGCAGACCTTGTGGCGCCGCGTTACGAAGTGGGTCCGCGCGGCATCAAGGTTGAAATGAAAACCGACATCAAGAAGCGGCTTCTCCGCTCAACCGATAGAGGCGATGCCGTGATGTACGCGTGGTCGGAAGGCCAGGCACTTGCCGAGAAGAAACTGCGCAGCGGCGGCCGCAAGCCAAGGGTCAACGTCGGCTACGCGGCAATGAAGCAACGGAGAATGCGTCATGGGCAACTTGTTCGGTAGGACACCCGCTGCGCCGTCGCTGCCGCCAGTGCAGCGCATGCCGAGTCCGGGTGACACGGAGTTGCGTGAGGCGCGCCAGTTGCAAATGCAGGCCACGCGGAAACGCGAGGGGCGGCGCAGCACCATTTTGTCTGACGTGTTGTCGCAGAACGTCAACGGTTCGGTCGGCGCGTTGGGAGCGTAGTGAATGGACGCTCGCGCGCGCGATCTGATCAAGCAGGGAGATAAGCTGTTCGATCGCCGGTCTAACGTGTTGTCGCTTTGGCAGGAGATCGCCGATGCGTTTTACCCTGAGCGCGCCGAGTTCACGACGCTGCGCAGCGTCGGTGAGGAATTCGCTGCCGGCATGATGACATCGTTCCCGGCCTTGGTGCGGCGCGAGTTGGGCAACCTGTTTGCCTCGCTTCTGCGCCCGCGCGGGCAGGAATGGTTTTCGCTGCATGCGGTGGACGAAGACATTGATGACGACGTGACGGCGCGACAGTGGTTGGAATACGCGACCAAAGTCCAGAAGCGCGCGATGTACGAGCCGTCTTCGATGTTCGTGCGGGCTTCACGTGAGTCGGATCATGATTTCGCCACATTCGGCAATGCGGTCAAATCCATCGAGGTCGACTGGCAACAGGTGTCGTTGCTGTACCGTGCCTGGCACCTACGGGATTGCGCGTGGTGCGAGAACCTGTCGGGCCGCGTCGACACCATGCATCGCAAATGGAAGGCGGAGGCAAAATGGCTGGTCGACAAGTTCCCGCTGAAGGCTGGGCAGCAACTCAAGGAGCGTGCCAGCAAGGATCCCTACGGCGAGGTAACGTGCCGGCATATCGTCGTGCCGGCGGATCAGTACGAGCACTATAGCGCTGACCGCCGCAACGAGCGGGATTTCCGTTCAGTTTACCTCGACATTGAGAACGAGACGGTCCTCGAAGACGTGGCGATGGACTGGTTTCAGTACGTTGTGCCGCGCTGGCAGACGGTGAGCGGGTCGGCGTATGCGCGGTCGCCGGTGACGGAATTGTGTCTGCCGGACGCACGTTTGTTGCAGGCTATGGTGCGGGTGCTGTTGGAAGCCGGTGAGAAGGGCGTCGATCCACCGAGCATTGCGGGGGAGGAAACGTTCCGTTCCGACATGAACCTGTATGCTGGCGGAGTGACGTTTGCTGCGCTAGAGGTAGGCGAAAGCCTTAACGACAAGTTCAAGCAGCTGCAGGTGGACAAGACCGGCATCCCGTTAGGGATCAACATGGCCGAGCGCATTGAAGCCGCTCTTCAGAGCGGTTTTTTCTTGAACAAGCTCGGGCTGCCGGAACTCGTCAACAAGGATATGACGGCCTACCAGGTTCGTAAGATCGTCGAGAACCATGTGCGTCAGTCGGCTCCGATCTTCGAGCCGATCGAGGAAGAAGACAACGCGGCGACGTGCAATCTGACGTTCGACATTCTGCGCAGCGTTGGAGCGTTCGGGCCAGCGGAGAATGTACCGGAGGTGTTGCAGGACACGTCGGTGAACTTCTCGTTCATGTCGCCGTTGCGTGAGGTGGCCAACGAGATGAAGGGCCAGCAATTGCAAGAGGCCATCGCACTGACGGGGGCGGTGGCGCAAATCGAGCCCGCCGCAGTTGCCAATATCAACTGGATAAAGGCGCACCGGGATAGCCTGCAAGGCATTCGCATTCCCGCCGACTGGATGAGCGCGGAAGAGATAGTCGAACAGGTTAAGGCGCAGATGAACGAACAAGCGCGCACTGAGGCCGGCGCGGCTGCGATGGGCGAGGCCGCGAACGTTGCCAAGACCGGCGGCGAGGCGCTGAAGGCATTCACCGAGGCGGGCGTTGGCTAGACGCACAACGCTAGCGCCAACTGATCAAACCCCGCTCACCAAGTACACCGCCCGCGCCGTGCGGGCCTTGTACGCGGGCGAGGCGACGCCGGATCAGCAGACACACCTGTTCGAGTGGATCGTAAAGCGGGTCGCCAACATTGGCGGCGCGTCCATCGTGCCTGGCATGACGGACGTAACGGCCTTTCTTGAGGGCCGCCGGTATGTCGGGCGCCAGCTTGTCGACGCGCTTGAAGCAAAGATCGACAACCTACCTGAGAAGGTGATTGATGAGTGACGTAAGCGATGCCGCTGATGTGGCCGATACCAAGGACGTGAGCGATGCCGGACGAACCGACGCTGGAACCGACGCCAAGGCTGGAACCGGAGCCGGTGCCACTGCCGTTGCCGGAACCGACGCCGGTAAGGATAAGGCCCAAACCGACAAGGGCGCCACCGGAGGCGATGGCAAGGCCGGTGCTAAGGACACCGCTGCGCAGCGGGACACCATTGCGGCTGGAACGGGCGATGAAGATGGCGATGATAAGCGACGAGCGCCAGCCCCCGACTTCCCTGAAGACTGGCGGCAGCGGCTTGCGGGCGAGGACAAGGCCGACCTCAAGCGGCTTGACCGCTACCAGTCGCCAAAAGGGCTCTGGACAAAGGTCAAGAACCTTGAAAAAGCGCTTAGCGAGAAATCCGCCGACAAGCCTCGGCCGGCCGACGATGACGCGGATGCGCTGAAGGCGTGGCGCGAAGAGCGCGGTGTCCCCGAGAAGGCGGAAGCCTATCTCGAAAACCTGAAACTACCGAGCGGAAAGCAGCTTGGCGATACCGACAAGCCGATTGCCGCGCACTACGCGGAATTCGCGCTGAAGCACGACCTGCCGCAAGAGGCCGTCAACAAGAACGTGGAGTGGTATTACAACTACCTGGAGCACCTTCAGGCGCAACAGGCGGAGGAAGACGACGGTTTCCACGACGAAGCGGTGGACGCACTGAAAGAGGAATGGGGCGTTGCCGACTACAAGCGAAACATAAACGCTATCGGCGTCCTGTTTGTCGATGCACCGGAAGGCATCAAGGACAAAGTGCTGGCGAGCCGGACCCCGGACGGCCGTCTGCTTGGCGACGATCCAACCGTGCTCAAATGGCTGACGACGGTTGCCAAAGAGGCCAAACCCGGTGCGACCCTAGTTCCCGCCAGTAGTGGCGGCGGCGTGAAGGGGCTGCAAGAGCGCCGGAAGGAAATCGAGAAGGTGATGCGCACGGATCGCCGCGCCTACAACCAGGATGAGCCTCTGCAGCAAGAGTATCGTGAAGTCCTGGATGCAATCGAGCGCCACGCCTCGCGTACTCGTGCCGCTTGACAGTCTCGTTGCGTAAGCGTAATGAGTTAATTCTACGCTAAGGGATCGGACACCCTGCTTTAGCAGCCCCGATCCGAGGCGAATTCACCCGCCGAAGCGAAGCCCTTCGGGATTGCGCGCCGGCTCTTGCGGGATACGCCGCAGGACACCCCGGCAACCACTGCCTGAAGACACCCGGACCAGAGGCATTGCAACCGCTCCCAACTATGGAGTGCGGCAATGGCAGAATCTGCTCCGCAAACCCAATATCGACAGGAGCTGATCGCAACCTTTGAAGAGGGTATGTCCTGGCTTCGCCAGACGACCGTCACCGAGGCTGTGATCAAAGGCAATCAGGCTGTATTCCTGGTTGCTGGTTCCGGTGGGGCGTCGGCCGTCACGCGTGGCATCAACGGGTTGATCCCGGCACGCAACGACGACAACACCCAAAACACCTGTACGCTGGTGGAATGGCATGACCTGGTTCGCAAGACCCGGTTCAACATTTTCCAGTCGCAGGGCAATCAGCGCGCCTTGATGCAGACCACTACGCGCAAGGTGCTCAACCGCCGTATCGACGCTGACGTTGTGGCACAACTCGACACGGCGACCACGACCCTCGGCGCGGCAACCACTGCCTCGCTTGCCATCGTTGCCAAGGCAACCACGACGCTTGGCGAGAACGAAGTGCCGGTCGAGGAAGAGGACAAGATGTGGGCGGTGATGACGCCCGCTGTCCGGGGCTACCTGTTGCAAATCCCGGAGTTCAGCTCGTCGGATTATGTCGAGATGAAGATCCTCAATGGGCCGACGCGGCGTGTTCGTCGCTGGGCCGGGTTCAACTGGATTTTCCATCCGAACCTGACCGGCGTCGGTACGGCCTCGGAGAAGTGCTACTTCTACCATCAGGACGCTATCGGCAGTGCGTTCGATACCGCTGAGGGCTTGAATACGGCCATCGGTTATGACGACGAGCAGGATTACTCGTTTGCTCGTGCAACGTCGTTCACCGGGGCCAAGCTCCTGCAACAGATCGGCATCGTGCAGTTCCTGCATGACGCCTCCGGCATCTGAGGAGGGCTGAGAAATGGCAACCTTTAACAAGGACAAGCTCACCCTGGTCCACCAAGGGATCGCCGGGGCCCGCAAGCAGTGGCACTACGGAGATACCGGGACGCTCATAGCGGATGTCCAGGAGGTCGATGGATTCTTTTCCAACGGTTATGACTGCGGCATGCGCCATGGGGACTGGTTGATCCTTACCGAGGGTGACACTGGAACCTACGACACGACCGGCCGCCAAACTGGCGGACGGAAGTCGTATGGCCTCCCGGTGCTTGAGGCCGTGGATACCGGCGCAACCCAGATACGACTGGGTGCCGGTACGCTCCTCGGCGACAGCTCGTAAGTCGCTATCAAGACTGATCGCTACGCCAACGCGGCGGATGGCTTTGGCTGTCCGCCGTTTTCATTTGAAAAACGAAAGGACACTGCATGGCTGATGCCAACGGCAAGGACAAGGAACCGGAAATCCACAAGGTTCAAGACTCGGAACTCGGCAAGCAGGACGAGGGCTATCACTATGCACGCGTTGCGTTGACGCTGCCGGTCGGCGTTCTGTTCGACGACCTTCTCAAGCCGGAAGCCTGGGCGCATGTCGCCTACCGGTTTCACAAGAACCCGCACACCAACGAGCCGGATCGGCGCGGTACCATCATCACCGTCCGCACGGTGGATCATGCGTTCTATGCCGAGATGTACGTGCGCGCTGTTGGCGAACGCGACTTGGAGGTGGAGTGCATCGGTCCTGCCGTCGACCCGAAGATGGGCCATGCGTGTCCGCAGTTTTTCGGTCCGCCAGCTGCCATAGAAGGCGGCCGATACGAGGTTCGGTGGAACGTCGGCAAGCGTGGTTTCGATGTGATCCGCCGCAAGGACCGCGAGATCATCGCTGGGGCGGAGAAATTCCAGACCCGCGAGAAGGCCATGCAGTGGGTCTCGGACCTTGAAGGCCAGAGCAAGGCGCCCTGACAATGGCCACGAAACTCGGCCTCTTTAACTCGGCGCTGCGTGAGATCGGCAATTCCAATCTGGTGACGCTGACCGACAACGTGGAAGGCCGCCGCGTACTCGACGATGTGTACGCCGACGTGTTGGCGCTTTGCTTGGAGCAAGGCCAGTGGAACTTTGCCATTCGGACGCTGAAGATCGACAGCGACCCGGATATCGATCTGGAGTTTGGCTGGGATTACGCATTCGACAAGCCGACCGATTGGGTGCGGACGACCCGAATTTCATCGGATGAGGACTTTTCGGACTCTCTCAAGAGCTATTCCGATGAGACCGCCTATTGGCTTGCGAACGTCGACCCGATCTACGTCCAGTTCGTATCGAGCGATAGCAGCTTTGGCGGCGATCTTTCGCGGTGGCCGGCGACCTATGCGCGGTTTGTGGGGCTGGAACTGGGCGAACGCATCAGCCATCGCATCACAACGAGCAACGAAACCAAAGAGCGGCTACAGCGCGACATAAAGGCCGCCAAACGCAATGCGCTCAACAAGGATGCGCTGAACGAAGCGCAGCCGCGGTACTGGCCGACCGGCAGTTGGGTGTCGTCTCGATTTGGCTGGCGCTCGGGCCGTGATCGCGGCAGCCGAAAGAACCTGATCGGCTGACATGCCCCAGGCAAACGTCGACCTGCTCGCCTTCAACCGAGGGCTTGTTTCTCCGCTGGCATTGTCGCGTACCGATGTAGAGCGTATTAGGCTTAGCGCCGAGACAATGGTCAATTGGACGCCCAAAACCCAGGGGGCGATGGGTCTACGGCCGGGTTTTGGGTATATCGGAGCGTCGTCAAGCAATAACGCGGCGACATGGATACCGTTTGTCGCCAGTACGACCGACACGGCGTTGTTGGAGATCACCGATAGCACCATGCGGGTCTGGATCGACGATGCATTACTGACCCGCGCAACTGTATCGTCAACGGTCACGACCGGGGACTTTTCCTCCAGCACCGGCTGGACAGAAGACAACGCCGGCGGTGGCGGGTGTTCGTTTGGCGGCTCCGGGTTGACGATGAATGCAACCAGCCGCGGCGGTCGGGCAGCGGCGCGACAGTCGGTTAGTACGTCGAGCGGCGGCACTGAGCACGCGCTGCGCATTGTCGTGGCGCGAGGGCCGGTCACGTTCAAGTGCGGCTCGGCGGTCGGCCGCGACGACTATATAAGCGAAACATCATTGCGAGAGGGGGTGCACAGCCTCGCGTTCACGCCATCAAGCGCTTACGTGGTGCAGTTTTCCAGTAGTCAGCAGGTCGACCGGATCGTCACGTCGATTGCCGTGGAAAGCGCCGGCGTTGTGACTATCCCTTCCCCGTGGATTGGGGCGGACCTCGATCTGATCCGACCGGCGCAGTCGGCTGATGTGGTGTTCGTTGCGTGCCAAGGTTACCGCCAGCGACGTATTGAACGACGCGGAACCGGGCGCTCCTGGTCGCTGGTCAAATACTACACCGACAAGGGACCGTTTCGTGGGCAGACGGCGGACGGCGTATTGCTCAAGGTCGCAAAGACCTATGGCAATACGACACTGACGGCGGATCGCAGCTTCTTCACCCAAAACCATGTCGGGGCGATCTTCCGGCTGTTCCACAACGGCGCCAAGGGGACGTTCATTCTCGGCGGCAATAATCAGTTCATCGATCCGTTTCTGGTGTCGGGTGTATCCACCAACTTCGGGAACTCGAACGGGC